GAATCTGCTTGCCGCGATGGAGCATGCAAGTTCAGAGTGTCCTATTCTCCTAGAGACTCCTGCAGGTCAAGGCACAGAGACCCTAACCAAGTACGAAGAGTTCGTAGAGTTTGTGCGCGACTTTGCAGATTCTCGTATTCGTATCTGTATTGATACTTGCCATGTGTTTGCGTGCGGCTCTGAACCAATTGAGTATATTCAGAAACTTGCAACTTCAGAGACTGGCATGGTCAAACTGATTCATTACAATGATTCGGCTACACCATGTGGTTCCTGTGTTGACCGTCACGCCTACATGGGCACGGGTCACATTGGATTTGACAAGATGGAGACAATTGCAAAGTTCTGTCACGGTCGCACATATCCCATGCTTATCGAGTAAATACACAATAAAAAATTATTTTTAATTTACTTGAAGTGAATCTTAGCCAACTCCTCAACCTCATCAAAGGGAATTTTAGCAAGAACAGAGATATTTCCAATCATGCGATCCTTAATTGCCTCGCGATCTTGAAAATTCTGTGTAAATATGGAAAGACATTGAAAGATTAGTTCGGCAGTCATATAGCGTTCCTGTTTGTAATATTCAATACCCCATGCGCTGTCTCCTTGAACGGGAAGACTAGCATAGAATGTGTTAAATGCGTTCACAATACAATATTCATCATAGGGAACAGAGAGTTCGATAGATTTGTGTACAATCGATGCATGAATACGCTGGGCCATTTTTGATACCTTTTTGTTAATAGGAAACAAACTTCAAATTTTTATGAACTCAAACATTGGTTTCATAAAAAATATGCAAGATACCGATTGCGGGGCTCGAACCCGCGACATTGGGCTGTCATTCTCTGCTAAAAGGCCCACGCTCTACCGACTGAGCTAAACCGGTATAATAAGAAGATTGTTCTCCTCCACCAGGTTCTTTTGACAGAAGAACCAAACTGTTTACGCCCAGCGGGAATCGAACACGCGTATCTACATTGGAAGTGTAGCATTCTACCACTGAATTATGAGCGTAGTGACACTCATAATAATGAATTATGAGCGTAGTATGTAACTTTTAAAGAGTCACCAACTTAATTCCGATACCGGGAGTCGAACCCGGGTCAAGGCTGTGAAAGAGCCCTATCCTGACCGCTAGACTATATCGGATAGTCTGTTTGACGAAAACAGAAAACGGATCGTGTTGTCACCACCTAATTTTTGGAGAATTAGGAAACTCTTTACTAGGAATGGGATTCGAACCCATGCGACTCGCGTCAACAGATCTTAAGCCTGTCTCCTTAACCAACTCGGACATCCTAGTGCATGACTGTTTTTTGAAAGAGACAATCAACTCTTGAGGCACTAGCAGGGATCGAACCTGCGTTAAGAGGTCACTAACGAGCAAAGTAGTACTTTGCGAGTTCAAAGCCTCCTGTCCTGACCACTAGACTATAGCGCCAAAGGTGAGCCAAAAAGGTGAGATAATGTGATATAATGTGAGTTGCTGTGTGTAGCCCAGAATCCTAGGGTATATAACAATATTTCAAGAGAGTTGCTGTGTGGATTCTTAAACTGGCTACTTAGTGCAGGAACGACTTAATTCAAAGAATATATAAAATTTTATCATCGCAATGTAAAATTATAGTATATAATTTAAATGTGTTTGGTGTGTCTTTTTGTAATCTACTGTGTTTGAGCGCAGGCTTCTTTAAAGATATTAGAGAGTTGCTGTGAGAAGCCTTAGTAAAGTAAGTAAATAAGAGAGATAAGCAGGCTTCTAAAATTATATTTAGAGGATTGCTGTGAGAAGCCTTGTCTCTCTTCCATACTTCCTTCACGACTATTTTTTAGGTGGGCAGCAGCGAATCAAATTTTTGGTTCGTCCTAATCCATGCGATTCCGCAGATTGTATGTGCGGCGCTTCAGGTTAGGCTTGTGAGAAGGGATATACTCTTCATCCTCTTCATCCTCATTATTAGCCTCAGGCTCCTCATCCTGCTGCTCATCCTGCTCATCCTGCTCCTCCTGCTCATCCTCCTGCTCTTCCTGCTCCTCCTGCTCTTCCTGCTCAACTACAGGGCGGGGGAAATTCTTGAATCGCTCAAGATCGTACTTTAGAAGTCTCTTCTGAAGTAGGTCTACACACCTTACCACAACTGCACTCAGAAAGAGAGAAGAGAAACTAGGGTTGCTAACAAAGTATGCTACAGATAGAATAGCAGTAAGGCCTGATGCAATAGGGCTACAGATGAATCGCTCACACGTGGACTGATAGATTGACATTTTTCTACTGATTTTTAGCACAGGCAAAAAAATCAAATTTTTGGAAACGCACTTTACTCCGTTTTGCAGAGTGCAACCCAACTCACTGGAAACTTCGGCTCAAGCAGTGAAACCACTGCGTCAGCATACTCACGAATCTCCTTCTGTGCACCAGGATCACGACGCAGATTACAGAGGCGAGCATAGGCTGCTAGACTTGCAGTCTCAATAAACTCAGTATACATTGACTGTGGTAGAACCATACGCGCCTGCTCTGGACACACACCCTGTTCAAGCAGTGCCTTGTAGATGTGATGACACTTCGTAGTGGCTTCCTTCATTGCCTGAATGCAGAGAAAGTTATCCTTTACCTCCTCGGCCTTTGATCCCTGCTTGAGTTTCGGATCGCGCTCGCGACAGATTTCAGGAATAAAGAATTCAGGCTCATCATCTACATAACGACGACTCACTTCATTCCGAGCAAAGCCGACCGTGTGGCGATACCATTCACGTGCGAGGAAGATGGGCATCTTAATGCGCATCCGAATCTGCGGATGAAAGAATGGACTCACGTGATTGTGCTTTGCAAGATACTTGATGAGTCCAGCATCCTTATCGTTAAAGTCAAGCGACTCCTTTGCAAAGGAGACACGCGCAGCATTGACTACAGTAAGGTCTGAACCAAAGGTCTCAAGCAATTCAACAAAGCCGGCATTTCCAATGGGTACCATGGTCGTCATTCTTTTGATGTAAAAAACTTAAAGTTTAGGTCATCAAATTTTACGCTTTGTACTCCGTCTACGTTTTTGTTGTTTTTTGTGTTTACGTGATTTTTTGAATCGCCGCCCGCCACCTTGCGTAAATGTAGTAAGCACTCCAAAATGGTCTGAAGCATTTATAGGAATTCGTTTATCTTCACAATACCATAGATGATCAAGATTTGACTCTTTTACTTCTGACATATTTTTAATAAACCATTCTGAATCTTCAGAGCTTAGACATTCTGTATCTCGTCCAATAAGGACTGAGCCAGTAGGCTTCCAAGCACCTTTAAAAAGAATTCCATCATATCGATAGTGTTTTTCAATCAGTTTTTGATTCCATCTCATTGCATTGAAGTCAGTATCTTCTGTAAAGCCAGCATCTTTAGGATTCACTTGGCGAAATGTATCAATAAACCCATCCGCTTTAAAACGCTCAATCATGGCAAGTTCAGGCCAGTCCTTGATTTCGCCATCTAAATGAAAATTAAAATCACCGCAAATAATACAATTTTTTTCGACGTAGGAATCTTTAATCATATCATAGATTGTTTCTAGAATATCATAGCGACAGCGAGAATAATGTATCCATTTAAGTTCTTGACCAGGACTACTGCGACTTCCTGCTTGATTGTAAAGATTGAATATAACTAGATTTGAATACTCAATAACTAAAACACAATTTGAATACCCAAGAACTCCAGGAAGAGCGTAGAGAGTTATGCGTGATGGCTTATATTTTGATAAAAAATAAGTATCCACTGCACGATTACGATTAGATTGATGATTCGCAGGATAAGGAATCTCACTCGCAAACTTATATTCACCGATAAGCGTAGCGAGTCGTCCATATGAAAATTCACTCATTTCCTGTAGACATAAGATGTCAGCGCCTGATTCGCGGATTGTCTTTTCCAAAAGCGGCTGCCGAAGTGTAAATAGATGTGCTTGCTCTTCTTTGCGAGCAAGACCCCAGATATTGTAGGTAAGGCATGAAAAAGATGCCGGTACTGCTTCACCATCGGAAAAACTCATATCATAATCGACCTTGAGTGTCTCCTTTGTAAAATAGCAATGACGACCCAAATGAGTTTCTACATAGGAGTATTTCTTGCCTTTTTCATTTTCAGGTGTCTTCGGAACTGCTCTTGGCTCAGGGGCGCGTGAGTTACAAGCGGCAGCTTCTTTAACACAAAGACCTCGTGATACGGTCTCATGTCCACAAAAAATAGGCGCTTCCGCAGGGCACGCCATCTATAGTATTCTTAGTTTTGCGGAGCGAGCACATGGCTCACTGTTTTTATCTTTGTAGGCCATGGCTCGAATCCCATGAACATGGGATGAGGCTGGCTTTCTTCTGTATAAATAACTTTTGGTTTGGGAAATCCATTGAATTCAGTGGCTGTTACACTCGTATAGGCTCCCATTTTTGGAAACCAGAGCCAGTCACCGACTTCAAGTTCTTCCATATCATCACTTTGTGCAATCATGTCTACACTATCACATGTCCGTCCAAATAAGACTCCAGGCATTCTCTTACGGTTTGATTTCCTTGCAGTAATTTCCCCTTCATTCTGAATGCGTAGCCACTTAGGAGTGGCTCTGTCGAAAGGAATACACGAGAACTGTCCATAGAGACTCTCATCAATTGTATACCGCCAGCCATTTGACCCTGCCTTCTTTCCAATCACAGGTACAAAGAGGTCCTGAAAATCACTTGCCATGAAACGACCAGGTTCTGCAATCCACTGAATTGGTATGGTGGATGGTACAGCCTTGATTGACTCTTGAATACACTTTGCTGCCTTATGAAAGGTCTCAGTTTCAAATCCGCCACCAAGGTCCACAATTTTAGGACCCTTTGAAGGTGCAAGGGAGAGAAGTGCTAATTGAATTGCCCTGGAGTATTGTGTCAAATCCTGACAACCCGACCCTACGTGAAAGGAGATACCTTTAATCTCTTGACCCAGAGACCGTGCAATTGTCTGAATGGCAGGTATATCCTTTACTGCGGCTCCAAACTTCTTGGAGAAGGGCATCTTTGAACCTTGATCATCCACTGCAATTCGAATCAGAGAACCTTGCTTCCAGTTGATGGCAGCGAGTTTCTGAACTTCTTCAACCGAATCAACCACGGTCGGACCTGATTGGAGACGCATGGCGGTGGCCAAATCTCTGGGAGGCTTGCACGGATTAGCAAATACAGTCGAGGCCGCAAAGGCACTTGGCGTGTCAAAGAGGGCCGCTGCCTTTTCAAGTTCCATACCACTGGCACAATCAAAGCCCACACCAGCCTGTTTGAGCCATTTCATGAGCATTGGATCAGGGTTGCATTTCACAGCGTAGAAGGGACGAACCTGCGGAAGATGAGTGGACCACGCCGTAATATTTGCATTAAGACGGGGTTTCGATGCGACATAGAATGCGTCACCGGCTGAGCCGAAACGAGAAACGAGTTGCCGTAATTTCTCCAGTGTTGTGATGTAATAAGGTATTATATTATTCAGCGCTTAAGCCACGCGTACGAAGTACGAGTAGGATGAAAACTCTTTACTTGGAACTGAATGCTGGACTCGGTAATCGAATCCGTGCAATGATATCAGGAATCTGTTGGGCAGAGAAGCTCTGCCGGAGACTCGTGATTTGGTGGCCTGTTAAACCTGAATGCGCGGCGGGATTTTCAATTTTATTTAACGGCTCACGCCTACCTGACTGGATTGAAATAAGAGATACTATGTCGTCTGAAGTTCCCACGCAGGTACTCAGTCCAGAGGATGCGAGCAGATTTTTTGAAGGAAAGGAGAATCTAGACGCAGTCCATATTAAGTCACACGGCTGCTTCTGGTCTCGTACAGATGGAGTCTCAAACATCAAATGGCTCGGCTATTTGCGAGCATTACAGCCGAGTGCTGCTGTAGAAGATGTCTATTCGCAATGGAAATCACAGGGCCTTCTATGTGGCAATGTGATTCACATTCGTGGTACGGATAATGAAAAGGCGCGGCGGCTTTCACCGCTCTGGATATTTAAGAGTGCAATTACAGAAGAGGGCGATGGAGACTTTACACTTATATCCGATGATACAATGCTACTCCTTGAACTCTATGAGTGCTTTGGTGAGCGGATGCGTATTCCTGAGCGTATTCGCCAACGCCATACAGAAGCAGGAATGATTGAAGCGACTGCATCCTTTTTTGTTTTAGCACGCGCATTCAAAGTGCTGGGTAGTGCAAACTCGAGTTTTTCAGAGATTGCGCGTGACTATGGAAGTTGTCTTTTAAAGATTGTTCATTAAGTCTCAACAACGGTCATCTCTATGAGAAAACTCACAGAACGATTATTCACATTCAGAACATTTTCAAATTCATCTTCGAGACGAATATTAAACACATTTACTCTTGGAATAATGTTACCGTGAGCAATAATTGCATCATATGTATCCTTATTAAGGGCTTTTGTGAAATAGGAGACAGAATCTTGGTCTGTGCAATAGAGAATTGCCGTTGGATTCGGTCGACCCCCTCCAAGATAGATTCCACGAAAATCAATGGTTGTTCCGTAATTCATGTAGACATAGATGCGTTGTATCGGGTTTACATTTACAGGATAGGGCCCAGTCAATATGTGAGTTACAGGATTTGCATAGGAAGATGCATTTAAATCAAATCCGAGCATGTAGGCTGGATTATTCTTTGCAGAGAGACCTGGATTGAATGTATTACGAAATGCATCATTTGCACCAGGACCAAATAAAAATCCAAAGTTATTGGTTCCGTTTGATTTGACTGATAAGAGTTGTGTAACTTTGTCAACACTCACTGTATATGTATTTGTTCCATCTGCTGCATTAAGAAGTGGAGCAAGAACTTGACTAATAAAAAGTGGTGTATAGAGTCCAGGAGGAAAGGTGACTGTCTTTACACCAGCACCTGTATCAAACGAAAATGAATTGTAGGGTACATCAATCGTATAGATGGGAACAGGAACGGTTCCACCCACAATTTTCATTGATTTGATACCTTGAATCGGAAAGGGTGCAACCCATTGAAACTCTGCCGGATTCGGATACTTCGCAAAGTCACGATCATTGCTGTTAATTTCAACACGAATCACGCGTTCACTGCGAGCAGGAACCTTAATATTTGCAGCACCTGAACCGCGTGTTAGCAGGGCCGTTGGATCAAGTTGTGTTACATTTCTACCATTCACAAGGGGTCCAATTTGATAGTTTGGATTGGGGTTTATATTCATCCTGCTTCTACTCCTTTTTTGCGGAAGGCTTTGGGTCCGAGACTTTCGCCGCAAGTGACGCCGCATTCACGGCTAACCACACCTTAAATCCATGGGTCTTCTCAATGAAATAAGAAGAGCCAAGCATCTTCTGTGCGAGAATTTGTAGGTTGCGCTGCTCCTGTGTAAGAGAGGCAAGAAACTGCTTGCCTTCGGGGCTTATCGGATGCTCTGGATGACTATATTGCATTTTATAGTTTATTCTATTGTGAGGGTGATATCAAATTTAGGGTACAATTGTACTTTTTTCATTCCCTGTTTCAACGATTCGATTATAAGGCCCATAAATTGTTACGAGTGAACGTGAAGTTAAATCTTCTAAAATTGTATCAACGGGCTCCCCAGGCAGTGAAAAATACGGCATAATTTTTCCAAGAGATGCTGGGTTTACAATATATGCATAACATCCCGTAAATCGTTTAATTTTCCGAATATCTCCTTCGGGTTCAGCAAAGTATTTTTCATGGCCATACCCGAGAACAATCATGTCCCAATCATTTGGAATTTTCTGCAGAGTTTGTTCTAGATATTCATTAAATTTGGGAGAAAGGATTATATCATCTTCGAAAATCAAAACACCTGCATTTGATGAATAGTCTTGTTTTGCGATATACTTCCAAAGTAATAAATGTGAAAAAAGTGCACCAAGTTCACCCTGACGCTTCTTCGTAAAATCTTGAAGTGCCCAATGAGCCACGCCCATTTCACGAAATTGTTTTTTGGGAATCTCTCTTCCATTTACCGCATTCCAACGCTCAAACGGTATATTAAACGGCTCAATTTGTTTTTTGAATTTGGCTAATCTATCCGTAGAGGATTCTAGATTAATTACATACGTCTTTTCAATATGTAATGGCGTGGGTTTTGGAGGGGGATAGAGTGTTAGAAAATACACAGTTACTGTAAAGATTACTAAACAGAATATGAACAGGCTTTCCGACATCTACTATAGAAGAATAGTACTTTTTAAGATTACTTCATCCTATAAATAAAAAACAGAGAGGATAGGAAATGAGTGTAGATGAGATGCTCATACATCTGAAGCAAAAGGGTCGCCCACTCGCGGATTTCAAAAAAGGTGATACAATTCATGTAAACAATAAAATGGTTAAGGGATATTCATATGTTCTGAGTGAGGCTCCTGGAACTGAACTGGCCTTCAAGCCCTATGCAACACCTGGAGAGATGTTGGCAGCGGGAGTCTTTGAAGGAAAGTATCTCAATGACTGTATCGGTGAATTTCCTTCCGAATGGTACGCAGGTGCGATTGCACTCGATAAACTTCGTCCCGAAGGTGCAGATGTTTCGGTCAATGCCTTTGGTGTGGGGTCGCGACAACCTCTGAATGCTTGGCGCAAAGCGGGTTGGGTGCCTGGTGGTGGAAAAGATAAACGCTTTGGGGTGCTGAGTAGCCCAACAAAAAATCCGGATGAACGTGGTTGGTTTCAATGGTATTGTCGCTACTGGATGGGTCGACGACTTCCTGAACTTGATGAGATTCAAATGAAGCGTTGGCGGGCTTTTACTCGTCATGCGGGTCAGATACGGGCAAATTGTACACCTGGCGACCTTACGTGTCGGCCTGTGCAGCGACAGGCACTTTTACAGTGGGCGTATAATCCTTTTATTTAGTAGAGATGGGTCAAACACGAAAACTCAAAAAATACTGGGGCTATCATTTAATTGTAGAGGCGGCTGGATGTACTCCTGAAGCACTACGGTCAAAAAAGATAATTGCCGACTTTAGCAAAACACTTGTAAAAGAGATTGATATGGTTGCGTACGGTAAACCGCTGATACAAAATTTTGGTGAAGGAAATAAAAAGGGATTTTCTCTCGTTCAACTTATTGAGACATCCAATATCACCGCGCATTTTGTGGAGGAGACAAATGATATTTATTTAGATATATTCTCCTGTAAATCATTTAGTCCTCGTGATGCAATTGCTGTATTCAAAGAGTTTTTTAACCCCAAAAAAATACAGGTTCGTTTTCTTAAACGCCAAGCACCGCATCTATAATCTCTGACTTATCTGTAGATGTTGCGTATAGCAATAGATCCGAACACCTTCTCAATTCAAAAATCACAGGATAATCAAAATCCGTATTGTGATCATTCACCAATTGATAAAGCAACTGCAAAGAGACAGCATGATGGACTTCTTAGAGAATTACCTGCGTTATTACCGGTGAAAGTTGAACCTAATCCATCCATTCCTGATATTGTATTTATTGCAAGCGCAGGATTATCACTGCCTCGTCTTTCATGCCCATTAGTGATTCTCCCTTATATGAAATATCCGCAAAGAAAGCGTGAACTTCCGTATTTAAAAGCGCTTTTTCATGCGCTTGATGTGAAGACTATACATTTTCCTGGCTCACAGGATGCGCCTTTTGAAGGACAAGCTGAACTCAAATGGTTTCATGGAGGAACAAAAGCGATTTGCGGCTATGGATATAGGTCGACGGAAAAGACATTTCAAATTATGGAGAAACTCATTAGTCGAATCTATATTGCAGAAGGCCTCCAACCACCTGAACTACTTGTTGTACCTATTGAGTCGTTTGATTACTATCATTTAGATGTTTCTATGCTTGAATATGATGATACTAAGTGTATTCTACATAAAAAAGCATTTAGTGTCAAGAGTATCGGCAAAATAAAGAGGTTTCTGGGTGCCGAAAATGTGACTGTTCTAGATACACTTGATTCCTTTTGTTTGAATGCGATTGTAGATGGAAAAAGGCTTGTTACACATAAGTTGCAAGAAGTAGGGTTGAAAGAGAGAATTGAAAAGATTACTGCTAAAGAAATTCATGAAGTGGATACAAGTGAATTTAAAAAATCGGGCGGCTCCGTTCGCTGTATGGTTTTCGATCTTTATATAAACGGTATAAACTAAACACGATTTTTTATAATAGAGGTAGATGAGCGGCTTGAAGTTCCATGTTCTCTGTAAAACGAAACATACAGTTTGGGATCCAGATGAATCACCCTTGCCAGCGCAACTCACCTTTGTAAAGAGTCATACTGAGGCAAATGTACTTGTTTCAAATAATGAATTTACATTGAAACAGGCACTTGAACACAGAATTCAGAATCGTCGCCCCATGCCAAAAGCGTGTATTCTCTGGACAATGGAGCCGTATTTTTCAACGCATACAAGCAAAAAACTCAATCTCTACGGCATCCCTATGCATATTTTTAATCTCTGGAATCAAAATGCTCTTTTCAATAATGGAATCTTTCTCTTTCAGCAACATCCTAGTTTGCCACTCAAACCACTACATCGCGAAGTGTATCGTTGTAAGGATTCTCTTATCAAAATGGTTGCCCTCATGAGTTATCCTAGATCTTACGCAAAAGATACTGAGGCGCGAGCAAACTTTACATTTAATTGTAGGGACTACTGTGATATTTACGGAAAGGGATGGCCTGATTCTATCTCAAAAGGATCTCACTCCGATTGGCAGGCGACGAAACCTGGTATTTTAAGTAAATACGACTACAATCTTGCTCTTGAGAATTGTATACAACCGTATTACATCAGTGAAAAACTCTGGGACCCGATTTTTACAAATACACTACCCATCTATCGGAATAATAATACAGTGTATCAAACATTTCCTCGTGAATCCTTTATCGATCTAGAGGACTATACTACACCTGAAAAACTGCGGCAGAAAATCTATTCAATGTCACTTGATGAATATAATGCACGGACCGAAGCGTGCTGGGATTCAATGGCCCAAGCATGGCGTGTGAATCAGGAGGCTACTGAATCGTATTGGACACCCTCTTCTCAGGAGGTGATGAAGGTGGTTGATGGCCTATCGTAAAATTTGAGGCATAATTATGGCTATACTATTTATAGAAATATGCATTATCGTCTAGAACTTCTTGTAGAACCTTGGGCATCAAAGTACTACAAGGCTGATAAGAATCGCAGTGATGAGAATGCTGGATATGATCTCTATTGTGAAACCGCAGAGGTACCTGCATATAGCCACTCGGTTGTCTTTCTAAATCAGGGCGTCCGAGCACGGATGCTACGCATTCTAAGCGCAGAGCCATCTACGCCACATGCGTCAACTCATTATACACATGGACTTCAAGTAGAAGAGGAGGTTCACTACCGTCTTGTACCACGCTCAAGTATCTGTAAGACGAACCTCTTTATGGCAAACTCTGAAGGAATTATCGATAAGTCGTACCGTGGTCCCATTAAGGCTCCTGTAAAGAATTTCATGATACAGTCACAGACGAAGGTCGATGAGGGTACCCGCCTCTTTCAGATTGTTGCACCTGACCTTGGCTGGATTAAGGAGGTTGTACTTGTTGACAGCCTACCTGAAACGGCACGCGGTGAGGGTGGCTTTGGCTCAACGGGAAAATAAATGAACCCAGTAGAAAAATGATGGTACGTTTACTTTCCATTTTTTCTTTAGTCGCCATGGCGGCCGCGCAGAGTTGTACATCCTTCGCTTCGGTTGTTCAGGGAAATACAAATTCTCCTCCTGCAGGACTCGGTATTCCTGATTGTGCATATATCACCGCCAATTCTGCTGCCATCTGTAACACCATGGCTTCATGGGATATTGCGAACTCCGACACATGCTATCTTAAAGGACCCGGTTATGGATGCACGATTAATCCTGGTCAGTTTTCAACAACGGTCGCAATCTATTGCCAACTTGGCCCGGCTGCACCTGTAGGCACGGCAACAGCGACTGCATCAGCAAGTGCAACAAATACTCCAAGCGCAACACGAACAGGAACACCTAGTAATTCTCCCACACCTTCTAATGTACCTGCTTACTATTTTGATTCAATTACAGACTTTAATGGTGTACAGGGAAATAACGGCTGGACCTATGGATTCTATACTGGAAATGGATATCCTAACTATAATCTTGCGGGTCGATATGGACTTCCTTCAGATGGTACGATTCAACAAGCGTGGCTCTATAATCCTTCCTGTAATGGATGGGTCAGCAATTATGAACTTATGCCCAACGACGGAATGAACTGCAATACACCAAGTTGTAGTTCTGTAAAACCGAGTATTCTCTGGACGAATCCATATCCTGTTGCCTTCTATATGAAGATTATAGTTACACTTCAGGCCCTTGAGAACTGTGGAAATGGTGTTCAAATGAATCTTGCTGTTAATGGTGGAACAATCTGGAATAACATTGTCAACTATGGCATGGGAACTCAGAGAATCACCTATATTGGAACCTATGTAAATAGTGTTGAACTCACTGGTCAGCCAAATTTTGGCTGTAATTGTGCTCATATGAGTTACCACATTGCACTCATACCTGTTGCGGCTACACCGAGCACAACAAGCACGGCATCCCTTACAGGATCTGCTACGAGGAGTGCTTTTGCAAGTATCAGCGCAAATGGCTCGGCAACTGCTTCCTTGAGTGCACTTGCGAGCATTAGTGCAAGTGGTTCAGCAAGTGTATCTCTAAGTCCAGTCGCTACTCCAAGCGCAAGTGGGTCAGCAAGTGTATCTCTAAGTCCAGTCGCTTCTCCAAGTGGAAGTGGGTCAGCAAGTGTATCTCTAAGTCCAGTCGCTTCTCCAAGTGGAAGTGGCTCTTCGAGTGCATCGGCAAGTAGTTCAACAACGGAGACAAGTACATTAACGGCCACACCTACGCCGAGTCAAACACCGACTATATCGCTTACATCATCGATAACACCCACACCATCACCAACTAGTTCAGTTACACCTTCTCGTTCAATTACTCCTACGGGCTCAATCACTCCCACTTCATCTGCAACCGGATCACCATCAATGAATGTAACAATTATCTATGAGAATGCTGCAATGTCAAAAGGTGTAATTGCAGCCATCGCATTTTCATCAATCTTTGGAATACTTATTGTGATTGTATGCTGTGGAGCGCTTGGACTTATGTTACGGAGATCACCTCCCCCTACTCAGGCTGTTGCTGAGCGCAGACCTTCGACTGTTGCTGAGCGTAGAGTCTCTGCTGTTGCTGAGCGCCGACCCTCAACAATCGCTCTTGCTGAGCGTAGAGCCTCTGCTGTTCAGCGCAGTGCATCAGTTGTTGCTGTTGTTGAGCGTAGAGACTCTAAGGCATCTGAGCCGCGTAGAAATTCAATTGTTGCGTCTGCAGCCAAGCGCCGTAAATCGACACTTGAACTTCGCGCCGTTGAAGTTCAGATTGAGAAGAAGGACCTCACATAAAATAATAATGTAAAGAGCACGCCTCCCCAAAATGTATCCGCCAGTGCAAACAGTGGCTGATATTTTTTCAGCGTAGCGAGATTCGTAAAATCATAGACTGCATACGTGGCTGCGCCGAGTCCAAATGACTCTGCAGGACTTGTAGGTATTGTCGCAAGGAATCCGAGAGCCAGATAGACAACTATGGCAGGAACAGGATTGAGCACTAAGGCAGAACCCTGAATATCACGAATCATATCACCAGACCACTTGGAACTTATAGTCAACCACGGTAAGTCAAGTAGAAGGCCTGCGACCGCCAGAATAAGAACCGTAGTTAGTGTTGCGCGTTCAAATAGCATTGAATGACTCTTCTGTTTTAGTAAGGAAAAATGTCTGTCCACTTGGAGGCATTTGAATGGACCACGGAACCAAAACGACTTTTCATAGCGGGTGGCCTCAGTGAGGCCATTCAGGTTTTTCTGCGTGTGCAACAAGAACTTCTCTTTCGCGGTCGACGTTGTCTTGTGCTTACGGAGGACTTGAAATCGGGACAACGGTTACGATTATTTCAGGAAAACTGGGATTTTGTTATCCGAATCCGAGGCAATGTTGATTATTCTCTCTTTGCCTCTTATTTGCAGAATGCTGGTAAACCCATTTCAGTACTCTGGATCGGCTCAGAGATACCTAGTGTTCTTTTGAAGAAGTTTGAATCAGTTCACTGGGTATGTATGGCTGGAATGCTACCGAGCATCCGTGATATCTATTATACTTTTCTGAGTCCTATTCTCGCTCCGCTAAAATATAAGGAGTGGTTTGCTGCACAGGCTACACTACAGGGTATGGCTGTACTCGATAGTCTAGAAGACTTTAGAGAGAAGAAAGCAGGTCTAGTAGTCTGTCCGAATCGGTCCGTTAAATGGTACGATGCGGCTGGGCTTGAAGTACGTGGTACTGAAATTGGTGTTGAAGATGTCTGTGAAGTACTCAAATGGTGCACTTCGCAACTTGAAGGTTCAGAAGATTAGCAGGCAGCATCCTTGGCGCCCTCATCCATGCACTTCTTGTCTACGCACTTCTTGCATCCCTCAAAGCCCTCATAGGCCATTGAGTAGCGGAAGACCATCTTGTGTGAAAAATGGTAGACCAGGGCAAAGATCAGGCCGTGAACAATCGCAACCGTAAGCTTGGAGCCCGCAGGGGGGAGGCGAGTAACTACGCCAGGCGTCAGGAGAACGAACAGAACTACTGTAAAGAGCATGACAGTCAGATTCATTATATTCTATACTTAACTGAAAGATTTAGTTCAGTATAGAGACTTAATACGTAAATTTATTTACTTCTGCTTACGGAAAAGCTTAAACTCGCTTATGCTCGTTAGCTTTTTATTGCTTCTTGAAAAGCTTGAACGTGCCCTTCTTGGCGACATAGCCTAACTTACGCAGTTTGCGGATCGCCTTGAGTCCCGCGGCGTGCTTGCGGCGGCTCACGATCTTGCCCTTGTGCCGCATAAGGTCCTTCTTGGTCAGGCCGCCGGACGTGTGGCGGGCCGTGCCGTGCCACACCTGGGCCTTGGAGCCCGTGGCCATCTTGGCACCACCGTGCAAATTGCCGCGGTTCTTGCGTGTACGGCGACCACCAGCGAATATCGTCTGAGGCTTCTGACTTTCCATTCTATATTCAAAGACTAGATAAAAAACTACGCGGTGGCTTTTACGCGTGGCTCTTCTTCTCAGCATCTGAAAGTTCACCCCACATCTTGCCAATCTTCTTGCCAAGTTCAGGAATCTTCATGCCAGGATTCTCCTTCATCAGTTGAGGACGCACCTTATTTGCAAACTTCATGTACCCACTTAACTTGCGCTTTCCACCTT